AGTAATAATTCACCTCGGGCTGACGAGGAAAGACGTTGAGCGGCTTGACCGTAAAGGGAGCCTGGTTCTCGTTAATCCAGGTGAGGGGGATGGTGGCTACAAAGGACTGGGTCGTGGCCGTGGTGCTCGTGCCACTACCAACCGTCGTGCCAACCGTAAGGCCAAACGACACGGAGTAGATGGAGTAGTTAATGTCCGCATAGTTCTGAAAGGCAGCCACCGGGGACCCGGCTGTGACGGATGCCGACCCTTGGAGGATGGAGGTCGTGGCATTGGCAATTGTAAAGGTCGTGGCCGTGGACGAAACCACAGTGCCCGTCACGTTATATGCCGTGTTGCTGAACCCAGTGACCGTGACGGACTGGCCGAGGGTTAGGGCCACAGTCCAGGAGGTAAAGGTGTAGGTGACGGTCGCAGCCACCGTGCCCGTGCCCGTCCCCGTGCCCGTGCCTCCGCCACTCGCAATCGCAGAGGTAAGGACAACTCCCGTCTGCTGGGGACCAATCATCTGCGGAATGAGGATGGGGAGCGTCTTCTGGGCACCGTTAATACTGAAGTTGTCTACGCTGACTACATACTGGCTCGTGTCCTTGATGAGCGGGTATTGCCGCGTGTCCTGGAAATACACTGTCGGGTCATCCGTCGCCTGCGTAGTCGCCACCGTATTGTTGATGATGGTGGCGTTATAGTAGACATACTCACCATCTGCCGATGCTCCCGACATAACACGCTGCGTGAACGACATTTGTAAGAAGCGGGGGTTTTCTTTCGCCTTACTTACCGATGAGGTTGAAACTGAACCCACTTACAAAGTCGTCGGGGGTCATGCCGTCCACACACGCATCCTTAACGAGTTGGGTATAGGCTGGCAGGTCAAGATGCTTCAAATAGAGGCGGACGAGGCAATGCCGGCCGCAGGTATTCATATTGTTCTTCTCCTGCTGAAAGGGGACGGCGTTAGACTTGATTGTGTAGGGGCTGGTCTGGAGCAACTTGGTCAGGTGGTTCGTGTCCTGCCCGAACTGCTCCTGCTTCTCCTTGGAAATCCACTTCTTCTCGGCATCGGGCTTGTAGCCGCCATACGGGTCAAAATACTCTATAACGGGCTGGTCCCGGAGTTTCAGGAGGCAGACCCAGTGACCGGTGGATTCATTCTGCGTCAGGTAAAGGAGCATCAGGCGGCCCTTTTCATCCAGAACCTCGTCAATGCTCTGGGCCTTTAACAACTCGGGGTAGGACACGACCCGCAGAGTAGGAATGACCTTCTTCATGTCCGTTTCACTCAGTGCGTATGCCTTCACTTCCTCCGCCTTGCCCCCCTTCCGCAGGGCGTCCGCTTGCTGGATTGCCCGCTCCAACTCCACCGGCTTCCGCGACAGTGCTGTCCCGCCCACGTAGGCCCTGTAGCCGGATTTGCGACCCAATTTGAAGGGGCGGATTTGAGGGCGTGGGGACATCCTTTACATTGTCCGCAGGGTAAATAGTGATGCGTTCTAAACCATTGGCCTCCTCGGGTTTCGCAATGTCCTCCACCTTACCAAACTTGGAGGTGAAGACGTCCAAGACAACCGGCGGCAGAAGCGGGCTGATTTCTTGGAGCCGGTCAATCTGGTCCCGGACATACTTTAACAGGGCAGTGGGCGTCTGCCGCTCCTCGCGAGGCAGGCCTAACTCAACAGAGAGGAAACGGTATAGTCTGCTGTATTGAATGGAGGAGATGCGGTGTCCTTCTTGGCGTTTGGCCCAGCCAAAGTAGGAGCCGACGGTGTTGAGGACGGACACGAACAGTGAAGACACCCCCAGAACAACGGGGGTATAGGCCCATCCTTGAAATATTTGTTGGCTGCCGACAGACAGGAAGCCTGTGACGGCGGAGAGGACAATGACGGGGAGGTCAATGAAGGTCTTGCGGTGGGCGTAGAGTTCTTCGCTCCGCTTATGGCACCACGCAAGGCAATTTGCCTTTTCTCCCGTTTCGCGGAAGTAGTCCTCCAGAGAGTGATGCCAACTGATGATGGGTTGGGTTTCGCCATCGCTCATTTGTTAGGTAGGCGTGGTTTCATTTGACGGACATTAACAAATGCGACTCGTCAAGGCCAAGGACGGACAGCACAAGTGGGTTGCGGTCTTTAAGGATGGGCACAGGCAAGCCTTCGGAGCCGCGGGCATGGATGATTATACCCTTACGCATGACCCGGAGCAGAGGGAGGCCTACATTCGCCGGCACTTGAAGGACTTGGACACGGGCGACCACCGGCGGGCCGGGTTCCTCTCCATGTTTGTGCTGTGGGGCCCAACCACCTCAGTCCGGGAGAATGCCAAGTTCTACTCCAAGCAGTTCAGGGAGTAATTACCCGCATCTCGGAAAATGAATGGGTAGATTTTGACCCTTTTTGGCCAAAATTCTCCCAGAAAAATTCAAATTTTTGGGAGGGGGGTTGAAATTATTTTTTTTGGGCTTGAACAACTGAAAAAGGTCCAAAATCTACCCAAAACCTACGCCTTACCTGTCTTTTCAAGTAAAAATGTAGTGGTGTGACCTGTTTAGGTCTTGGGAGGAGGCCTTAATTCCTCTACCCATTCATTTTCCGAGTTGCGGGTAATTACACGTCCTGGTCATTGTGTGCGGCCAGGGCAATCCCGTTCATGCTCCACTCGGGGGGAGGTGGCGGGATGACGTTCATCCCGGCTTGGGCGTAGGCTGCGATGTAGCAGGCCTCGCAGCGGTAGAGGCGTCGGTTGTCGGGCATCTTCAGAAACCGCACCCCGTTGGCCCCGTGCCGCCGGCCGCAGGGGCAGTTCCGCCGGTGGATGCCGCCAAAGGCCGCGTTCTGCGGGATGGTCCCGTTGTTCCGAGCCTCGCGAAACAGGGCCTGGGCTCGCCTCCGTGCGGGTAGGTCGTTAAACCCGTCTATGGCCCGCTGGCGGCGGTCGGGGTCGTTGGCCCGGCCATCCTGGGGGATGACTATGGGCGGCAGGGCTCGCGGCGGGTCCCGGACAAATTCGGGGACCGGTGCGAAGGGGTCGGGTTGTCCGTTGGCCAGCAAGGCTCCGGGCGGTGGAAGTAGCGGCACATACGGGATGGATGCTCGGCAAAGCGGGCAGCAGGCGATTCCGCGTTGTCCTAGGCCCCAGCCCGTGCGGACACTTTGGATTCTTGGTTGGCAGTCGGCACAGTAGGTATGGCCGTTGGGGCAGATTGGGTCGCGGCCTTGAAGCGTGTTGGGTTCGTAGCAGATGGGGCAGTCGTGGTCGCCGATTTCCTCGGGAAGGTCGGGTATAGGGTTCGCCATGGTGCTCGCCCTAACCCCTACTTGTTTGGCCCAGACGCATCCGTTTTTACCGTTCCAAGCCCCGTTTTTACCTCTCGGGATGCTTTTGTTATAAATCGCGAATGGAACGGCAAAAACGGATTTAGGTCCTCCAAACGAATAGGACTGTGGCGACCCGACTACGACTAAAATGAACACCTACCACGGCACCACCATCCCCGACTTCACCACCCTCGTCCAGCAAATCAAGGCCAATGTCGGCCCCGACACGCGAGCCCATCTCGCGAAGGACGGCACGCTCAACCCGCTCCGCCGGAACACAAAGTTCGGCCACGGGAACAGCGGACACCATCCGTTCAACACAATGTCCGCAGAGGATGTGCTGTTTAGCACGGTCAACCGCAAGGGCGACGGGATTGCGATGACCCGCCGCATGGGGGACGGCACGGTGGACCTGGTTCTGCCCCTAGGCACCCCGCCGGACCAGGTTGGCAAGTTCAAGACGCACGCCAGCCAGATTGAGAAGCGGGAGAAAATCAAGGTTCGCCTTCGCAAGAACCTGGACAAGGCCAAGCCGCAGAAGCGGCCGCGGCAGCAAGAATCCGTAGCGGATTATACGGCCCGGTGGAAGGCCACGGCCGCCCTGCTGGGCGAGGATGAGGCAGCCCGCCTCCAGGACGCCGAGTTCTGGGAGGATGGTGGCTACGACATGGTGGCCTATACCGCGGACGGTATGGACTAGACTAGGGTAAGCGAACCCAACAAACCCCACTTTTTACATGGCCCGGGGTAGAATCGGCAAAAACGAATCTCGTTCCTTCAAACAATAAGCAGAGGCGGGGAAAATGAACACAACTACCTTCACCGAAACCGCCCAGCGTCTGCTGACCGCCAAGAAGGACTCCGAATGCTTCACCACCGACACCCCGCAGGTTCTGCGGTGGGACGAAACGGTAGACGGCTGGGTCTACAAGTTCCAGGCGAATTGGATTACAAGCAAGGACTCGGACGCCCTGTTCCACGACGTCCACGTGACCGCACGAAAGAAGGGAGAGAGGCACACATTCAGCGTTTGGTTTGAGAAGGACGGCACAACCTACAAGGCGGTGTAAGAACACCAAAACCGAGGTAAGTAGAGGGAAAATACACTTTTTACATTCGGGCTCGTTGGAGCCGCCAAGTAAAAAAACCTATGGGTAAGCAAATGCCTACGCCAGTAATCAACTTTGAAAAGAGCAAGGGCGGCCTAGCCATTGCCAAGGTAAAGGGTGGCGAGTATAACGGCGACACCCTCTACATTCATATGGACGGCAGCAAGGGCAAGGGCGGGGTTCAAGAGTTGGAGTTGGGGAAGCATCGCCTCGCCGCCCTGCCGGCCCGCAAGCAGGTGGAGGTTATGCGTGTCCTCCAAGAGGCCTTTGCCCGCGGTATTCCTCCTGACCATCTGTCCCCTGAACTTACCCGTATTCCCGGTGTGCGTGATGCGTATGAGGAGATGAGCGGGGCCGCCAAGGAATCCGAGTCCACCCGGGTCAAACTGCCCGATGGCAGCCACTTTGTCCTTATTCCGTCGCCTGACCCCAAGAAGCGTGAAGTCTATTACATTGCGGGAGCATCCGGGTCAGGAAAGAGCCACATTGCCAAGGGCCTGGCCGAGCAGTATATGAAGCAATTCCCGGACCGGGCCGTCTACCTGATTAGCAAGTTGGAGCAGGACGACACGCTAGACAGCATGAAGGGCCAGAAGTGCGTCCGCCTGAAGCCCGCCAAGTTGGTGGAAACTCCGATTAAGACCACGGAGGACATGGAGAAACTGGGGGACAGTATGGTCATCTTTGACGACTATGACTCCTTCACGGGCAAGGAGGCCAAGGCCATCCAGCAGTTGATGGACGACATTGCCACAATGGGTCGGCACATGAACATTACGATGCTGTGCCTGACGCACTACCTGACCAATTACTCCAAGACCCGCCTGCTTCTGACCGAGTCTACGAACATTGTTGTCTACCCGCTGTCCACGGGGAACCACTCGTTGAACTACCTGCTCAAGACCTATGTAGGCCTGGAGAAGGACGAGATTAGCCACCTTAAAAAGGGCGGGTCGCGTTGGGTCATGATTCATAAGAACTACCCTTGCTTTTGT